TGTCGGAATACCGCGCCAATGCGATGACGGTCAACTTCCGATCGAGCGAAGACGACAGCCGGCAGGACGATCTCGACGCACTGCGCATTGTCTACCGCTCCGACGAGCAATACAGCAGCGCGCAGGACGTGTATGTGTCGGCATTCGACGAAGCGGTCGCGGGCGGCATGGGCGCCTGGCGCCTGACGAACGACTACGACCATCGCGCGGAAACGGATCTCGACGACGACACGCCGCAGCGGATCTGCTTCGAGCCGATCCCGGATGCGGACATATCCGTCTTCTTCGATCCGGACAGCCGTAAGCTCGACAAGTCAGATGCCAAGTGGTGCACTGTGCTTAACCCCATTTCATGGGACACGTACACGACAGAATATCTTGGCGATGAAGTCGAGCTGACCGAGCGGCCGACCAGTTTCAAGATGGTTCGCTCGCTGAAACAGTTCGACTGGTTCACGAACGATTCCGTGTACATCGGCGAATATTACGAGGTTGAGCAGAAGGTCGAGAAGTACTCGGTGTGGCGTGAGCCGCATTCGGGCGTCGAGCAGAAAGTCTATGCCGGCCTCGATGCAGAAGGGCGGGAAGACGCGGAAGAGCAGGAACAGCATTACGCCTCGATCGGATATATCAAGGTTCGCAGCGGCAAGCGCAACAGCAAGAAGGTGCGCAAGTACTTCATGGACGGCTGCGGCATCCTGAAGGACTGCGGCTATATCGCCGGCTCTGAGATCCCGATCGTCGTCGTCTATGGCATCCGCCAGGTGATCGACGGCATCGAACGCTTCCAGGGTGCAGTGCGCCTCGCGAAGGACTCGCAGCGTCTGTACAACATGCAGATCTCGACGCTGGCGGACATTACGGCATTTACGCCGCGCGAGAAGCCGATTTTCACTCCAGAGCAGGTCGCAGGGCATGAACTGACATGGGCTGGCGATCTCGTTGCGAACAATCCGTATCTGCTGATTAACCCGGTTACGGGCGCAGACGGCTCGCAGACGATCGCACCGCCTGTTGGCTACATCAAACAGCCGGACGTTCCGCCCGCGCTCGCTGGCCTTGTGCAGATCACGGCAGCCGACATGCTCGATGTGACGGGCGGCGATCTGGCGGCCGGTCAGGTGACGTCCAATACGTCAGACGCGCTGGTAAGTCGCGTGCAGGCGCATCAGGACATGCAGGTCTATATCTTCATCGACAACATGTCTCGCGCGATGCAGCGCTGCGGCAAGATTTACCTGTCGATGGCTTGTGACGTCTATACCGAAGACAGTCGCAAGTTTTCCGCCAATGGCGAGGACGGCTCGCCCGAGTCGACGACGATCAATGTCCCGTCGATCGACAAGGAAGGAAATCCGACGATCGCGCGAGCGTTCACGCCGGGACTCGATGTGTTCGTCGACGTTGGCCCGGCCTTCAACAGCCGCAAGGATTCGACCGTCAACGCAATCGCCAAGATCCTGCCGGGTATCGTCGATCCGCAGATGCAGCAACTGATGGTCGCGACGCTCGTCCGGAATCTCGACGGCGAGGGTATGGAAGATCTGTCCAAGTTCGCCCGCATGCAGCTCGTCAAGGCTGGCGTTGTGAAGCCGAACGACGAGGAAGCGCAACAGTTGCAAGCCGAGCAGCAAGAAGCCGCCAATGCACCGCCCGACGCTCAGACGGTCGCTCTGCTGGCTCAGGCGCGCGAGTCCGCTGCCAATGCCACGAAGAGCGAAGCATCGGCTGTACAGGCGCTCTCCGCTGCCGAACTCAACCAGGCGAAGGCTGCCGAGTCGATCTCGAACACGAACGCAAGCCAGTTGTCGACGATCATGCAGATGCTGCAAGGCATTCAAGACCGCGTGAACCAGCAGGCCGGCGCCGTCAATCAGGATCAGCCGCAAAGCCCGATGGACGGAAAGGTAAATCAGGCGATCTCGACCGGTGTTGCGGCTCCGTCGCCGGGTGTCAACGCGCTGCATGGTACGCAACAGGTCGACCCGACAGCGCAGGCGTTGACCGCGGGCAATGCGCCGGCGGCAGCACAAGCGCCGGTCCATGTCTCTAACCGTCCGGCGGTCGGCCATTGAGCGAAATCTCGCTTCCTGAATGGGCCGAATGCCTATTGAGCCAAGGCCCGCGCTACACCATCTTTCATGGTGGGCGTGGGTCTGGTAAGTCGATGGCGTGCGCGACGTCGCTTGTGATTCGGGCGACGGCCGAGCCCCTGCGTATTCTCTGCTTCCGTGAAATTCAGGAATCGATCGACGAATCGGTCAAGGCGATCATTGAGAAGCGGATCAAAGACTGCGGGCTCGAGGGATTCTTCACGATCACCAAGAAGGAAATTGTCGGTCAAAACGGAAGCAAGTTCATTTTCCGCGGCCTGAGTGACGAGACAGCGACGTCTATCAAGTCTCTGGATGACATCGACATCGCGTGGGGCGAAGAAGCGCAGGCGATCTCGAAGGAATCGTTAGACCTTTTCCTCCCGACAATCCGGAAAGATACGTCTGAGATCTGGTTTAGCATGAATCCAGAACTCGACACGGACCCGGTATATACGACATTCATTGAGAAGCGGCCGCCGAACGCGCGCATCATCAACGTCAATTGGGACAAGAACCCTTTCTGGAATGCGGCTCTCGAGGCGGAGCGCCTTCGATCAAAGGCCGATGACCCGGACGACTACGACCATATTTGGGAGGGGATCCCGAAGTCGGCTGTCTCTGGCGCGATCTATCGTAAGGAAATGCACGACCTAGTAACGGGCAACCGCATTCGCCCGATGGCGGCTGATCCGGTCCTTAGCGTTCACGCTGTGTTCGACCTTGGCATTAACGATATGACGTCGATCACAATTGCTCAGGCGGATATTAGCGGTCTGCGCGTGCTCGCCTTCCACGAGGACAATAACAACGATCTGAAAGCGTACAGCGAATGGCTTAAGGATAACGGCTGGAAAGACGCGATAATCTGGTTTCCGCACGACGGCGGGGCGCGCTCGATCCAGACCAATCTAACCTCAAACGCGATGATGGAATCGTATGGCTGGCAGGTTCAGACTGTTCCGTCTGTTCCGGTAGAAACCGGAATCAAAACGGCTCGAGCTGCACTGAAGAACGCTTTTATTTCTGACGACTGCGGAGAATTGCTCGAGCACCTAAGGCGTTACTCTCGAGCCAAATCGGGTCATCCGAAGCACGATGAACACTCACATGCGGCTGATAGCTTTCGGTATACCTGCGTCGCTATGAGTCACTTCAAAGCGGTTTCTGAAGTAAGGAAGAAGCAGGCGGATCTTGCATCGCGCGTGCGTATCATTCCCACCGTCAATCACTGGTCCCGCGTTTAACCGTGATTGGCGAACTCGCCGTGCACGCGCGCGCGGCCGTCCTTAACGGCGGCTGCCGCTGCCTCAATGGAGTCGAACAGGCCGAAGTAGTATTGTCGACCCTGATGGGTTATCTGCGCCCGCCACTTTCCGGTTTTCTGGTGGTTGCAGACGCCCTTAACTCCGCATTTGTTGTGCGCAGGCATCTTTGCATTCCGGGCGTTCTCTGAGAAGTCCGCCAGGCGCAGATTGGAAGCCCTATTGTCTGCTCGGTTGCCATTGATATGGTCAATGTGTCGATCTGGCATCGACCCGTTGACGAACATCCACGCGAGCCGATGTGCGGCGTAGAGCAATTTGTCCAACCTGATATATACATATCCATCTGTCGTGCTGACGCATCCCGTCAAGTCTCCGACGCGGATGCGGTTGCTAGTCCGCATTTTCCAGCGGAATTCCCCTGTCTCTTCGCTGTAATCCAGCAGATCTTTTAGCCGCTCGAGCTTCAGGTCGTTTCTCATGCGACCCTCAGATCGATAACCATCGACAGCCGATCGACTGACGACTCGTTGCGTACCTCGTGCATCAGATCGTTGCGGAAATGGAACATGCGGCCGGTCAGCATCTGCAACGTCTCGTCTCCGCTCGTGATGATGGCGCCCGGCTGACCTTGAATCACCAGATGGAATCTGCGCCAGTATCGCGTGTGCTCGGGCGTGTCGACGTGCGCATAGATCCGGCCGCCCGGCCGAACGCGATTGACCATCACGCGACCGATCCGCGTTGCCCCGACGAACCGCGCCAGATCGAACACGAACGGATGCGCCTGCGTCAGCTTCGACCACGCAGGATAGGCGATCGACTCGTGCTGATCGTAACCGGCAAGCTTGTTCTGCTTGTACAGCTCGATGTCTTCCTCGCTCATGCCGGTCTGAATCTCCGGGAAGCGCAGCATGATCGTGTCGGTATCGCCGAACGGCCCCTGCGGATAGTTGCGTAAGAAGGTATCAGCCGTCCACAGTTCCGGGTCCATCGAGATCGCGAGCGACAGGGCGCTCACGTCCATGCCGTCGCGGAGAATATGAAAATTGCGCATTAGAAATGAAGTGTGAGAAATGAAATTGCGGCGAACGCCATCAGCCACCAGAACGCCGCCTTGAGCACGTCGGGGCCATTGCGCCAGAGGTCGCCCGCGAGTATCAGCGGAAACAACAGAACGCCTTTGATGCCGCGCAAGATAGCCGGCCAGAACGCTTCGAAGAACGCGAAGCAGATCACGCAGGCGAGGGCGCCGAATATGGCGTGTTGGATCATTTCTTCTCCTTGGATTCTTCTTCGTCCAGGAATCTCAATATCGCGCGACGAACAATGTCCGCGATGTGTAGGTCATGCCGCTCGGCAAATTCCTTCAGCCGCTTTAGCAAGGGTTCGGGTAAGAACAGGCTCGTGCGTTTCATGGTGTGCATTATAGGCATACATCCTGTACATTGAAAGTTCCATCTACTGTATACTTTCTGGCATTGAATTTTCCCACCAGAGGGTGAGTGCATGGACCAAGAGATCGAAACGCAGCAACCGGAACTTGAGCAGGAGCAGCCCGAAGAAGTCGCGGCGCCTGCTTTATTTGACGACGAAGACCAGGAGTCGGAAGCGCCTGAGTCGACGGAAAGCGCCGAGCAGCCGGAAGGCGAGCAACAATCGCTGAAGGGCCAGCCGGCGCCGAAGTGGGTCGCGGATCTGCGCAAGAGTCACAAAGAGATCATGCGCGAGAAGCGCGAACTCCAGCGCGAGCTCGAAGAGATTCGCTCGAAGCTGCCGCAGCCTGCGCCGACGCTCACCGCAAAGCCGACGCTCGACCAGTACGACTACGACGAGACGCGGTTCTCGGAAGCGTATGACAACTGGATGGAGCAGAAGGCCAAGCTCGACGCAGCCGATCGCGCCAAGCTCGACGCGCAGCGCAAGGAGCAGGAAGAAGTCGAGAACTTCAAAAAATCCTATGCCGCCCGCAAGGAATCGCTCGGCGTGGCTGACTTCGAAGAAGCCGAGTCCGAAGTCGGATCGATCCTGAACCAGACGCAAGCTGGTCTGCTGATGCGCGGCGCCGACGATCCTGCGGTGCTGGTCTATGCGCTCTCGAAGTCTCCTGCTCGGCTGATCGAACTGTCGAAGATCGCCGATCCTGTCAAATTTACCGTCGCAGTCGCGAAACTGGAAATCTCCTTGGCTACCAAGAAAACAACCCGGCCGGCGCCCGAAGCGCGCGTGACGGCAGAACGCGGAACCGGCTTCAACGCGACCAGCTCGCAACTCGACAAGCTGCGCGCAGAAGCAGAGCGCACGGGCGATTACTCGAAGGTCGTCCAGTACAAGAAGCAGATGCAGAAGTAATCCAGTAGTTGCTACACTTTTTGTAAAGTAGTACCATTCGGGAAAGCGAAATGTATCGGGCATGAGATAA